AGCCCAATCAGAGACAATGTTGCTCAGATTTTTTACTGATTACCTTGACCGCTTCATTACAGATTCGCCTCTAAGTAAATCAAAGGTTGCCTACCGTAAGCAACCTCAGTATGAGATTGTATTAAGTAATGAGTCAAAAATTTTGGGGTTTGTTGGTAATTCTACGCAGACGATCAGAGGCCCGCGGGCTGGTACTATTCTTATTGATGAATGTTTTCACGGTATGACGAAGGTTCTAACACAGCGTGGGCTTACCCCTATCAGCCGTGTTAGAGATGGTGATTATGTTCTTGATGCTGATAGCAAATGGGTGCGTGTTGTCCGCGCTGCGATGACGGGTGTTAAGGAAATGTGGGTTATTGAGCTACCTGTATCAGATGAAAAGTTAGTTGTTACATCTAATCATCCTGTTTTAACAAAGGATTCAGGATTTCAGCCTCTTGATACGGTTGATGAGATACCGATTAGTTGTCGTTATTATGAGCCTTTTGAGTATCCTAAGGAAGCGGCGCTGGCGCTTATTTATGCACGGTATATAAGCGAGCGTGAATCACTTGTATTTAATAATGAAGGTGTGCGGCTTATTATGTCTGGTTATCCCAGATTCCGCACATTTTATGAGCGTTTCACGGCGGGCAGACATATTAATCCTGTTCTTATTGAGAAGGATTTTATAGATGGAAAAATCGATCAGCGTCTTTTTGTGTATTATTTAGCCGCGTTTGTTAATAGATTTCCTAAGATTGTCATCGATTATCTTACGGGGTTGGGTTATAAGGTTATAGCAGGTTCGCTGGCTAGTGACGATGTACCTAGATATGAAAAGGAGATAGGTTTCCCATTTTTTGAGTCAGGATGGTCAACAATTGTGAAATTAGCTGATAAGTTGAATCGTGATCCTGTTGAGTTATATAAGGAGATGAATTGGTACAATACAGGCATATTTGTTCCTTATAAGAAGAAATCCACCATTAGGGCGGCGGCTTATAACCTTACTACCGAATCGGGGACTTATTGTGTCTTTGTTGGTGGATTTCGCATCCCCGTCCACAATTGTGATTATATACCGGAACGTAAATTTGTAGAGGTGTTTGGTACAACGATGTCAATGGAGGATGTTGTTATATGGTTATCATCCACACCCAGTCCTAAGAGGGGTTACTTTTGGCGTGCGTGTAATGATGAACGCATGGGATTTAAGGAATTTCATTTACCAAGTTGGTTACATCCGACGTGGACATGGATGAAGGATGCTGAGAGATTGGGTATACCTATCGAAGAGACAACAGAATATCAAACTCGTGTTGAGTTTCCTAACCAAGCTGACTGGTTGCGTGAAATAGCTGCTGAGTTTGTTGATCTTGAGGAGAGTGCTATACCATCAAAATATATAGATGAAGCATTTCAGCGTTATGATGGTGAGGTGAGCAGGAAGCGCGGCTTCCGCATTCTTGGTGTTGATTGGAATGCGATGGCAGCAGGTGTTGTTATGGTATTAGTAGAATACGATAATAAAAATAATGTATTTAGGGTTATCCATTCGGAAACGATTTCTAATGTTGAATATCATCACCAGAAGGCATTGCAGCGTATTGTTGAGATGGTTAAACAATACCGCATTGATGCTATTGCAGCTGATTGGGGTTATGGAGAGAGTGATATACAGCAGCTCCAACTTATTGGTAGAGCTAAAGGGATCCGCGCGCTTACTGACATTATGGCCATAAAGTTTAATGAGAAGATAAAAATACCGCTTTTCTCTGGTGGTTATGATGAATGTTATGCCAAGGAGTACCTTATGCGGTTGGTCAGGAAATTGTTTGAAATGGGTGCTATCATGCTGCCTCCATCAGAGGATGAAAGGTTGCCTGAAAATTACGCTGATGCTACGAATATGTTGGGATACCAGTTACGTAATTTGCGTGCTAAGGTAACGGGGACAGGTCACCTTACCTATGTTGTTGAACCAGACCATAAATTTGCTGCATTTTTGGCTGCTGTCTATGGATTTTATAGGACGTTCCAACCGCGTATAGACCCGGTGCAGGGGCTTATTATTTATAATGATTTAGAACGGCAAGAACAGAAGTTGGATCATGTTCCTAGTATAACATTACAGCCAAAGAAGACACAGCGGTTTGTCCATAGGGTTACACATAGGTATAAGCCAATAAGAACTGTATGAAAATATATATAAGTAACATAACTGAAAGTGATGTTATATCCTATGAGGGGCGGCGCAACCGTGTGCTTGTGGTTTATGAAGGTGGTCGCAAGGATGTTGTCTATGCTGAGTGTGGTAATGGATTCATTGATGTTGATACTGATAGGCGTGATATAAAGAAGATCAAGGGTGTGTTAAAGGGCGGGCGCTTAATCGACATTGATGTTCATGCAGACATGTTTGATTTTATACCTGATGTTGTAGAAAAACCCACCAGAGAGCGCAGGCCTGCTGAACCCTTAAGGGTTGAGACACCAGAAACGCTGACACCTGAGAAGGAGGAGGAGCTTAAGTTAGAAATGTTGGGGATCCTTACCAGCATTATCACCGGCTTACAGTATGCACATAATCTGAAGACGTTAAATGAGGTTGAGAAGGTGTTGGATGAGAAGCTTTCGGATTTATGTGTTAAATTTGACCCAAGTGAGCGTCCCTTATTAGTCAAATCATTGGCTTTTGTGAGAGGGTGTAAGGAAAGTCAGGTTGGTAGTTGCGCTTATGTTGAGGATTTTAATAGGGCGATGAATATTATTAATGCCGCGCCTATATTATTAACAGGTACGAACCCTTTATTAATACCTGCTAGTGAAAAGGTTCCTCGTTATAAACTACCGGCGGGGCTTCCTCCTAACATCATAGCACGTAAGGATTTTTACAGGCAGTTAACAGTTGACAGAGATGTATCAACGAGTGCTATTGAGGATTTAAGGAGCGTTCAGCTTATTGATGTATGGCGTATTATGATCCTTAAGGCTAGTATTGAGTTTTTGAAATTATTGCGTAGCATATTTAGTGTTCTAAGCAAGGTACCGGGGTTAAAAGCGATTCCTCATACACTTGATAAATGGATTGAAGAATTGGGTAAACAGTTATCGCATTATATAGATCCGCAAGGTAACGTATATATAGGTAATGAAGGATATACGCCACCATTGGAATATATTTTGCGTGATGAAGCAGGTTATACTGATGATAATGATATAAATAATGCTTTGGGGGAATATACACAGTTTATGCAAGAACTTGGCAGGGGTAGCTCTGTAGGTATAGGTGGTGTTGAATCTTCTAATGCCTTAACATATGCTAATACCATTATTAAATTTTTTGCAGCTGAATTCCCCAAGCAATATCCTGATAAGATGCATTTGTTAACAGCAAAGTATTATTTACCGCAAGCCAAGGATAAGGTTATGGCGGCGATTGGTACTGATTGGATGCATTTATGTACCCCTGAGAGGAAGGCTATAATGCGTGAGATTGAAGCGGATCTGCGGCTTAACTTTTACTGGGGTACCCTTATTAACCGTTTAGAATCCGAGGAGGGTGTTCATTGGGTGATGGAGGAGAATGGCTAACCTTAGTGAAATATTAGCGGATGTTGAGGGCTATGTTTCGTCTCATTATCCTGATTATATAATGTTTTTGAATGGTAGGTCCTATGAATTTTTAAGTACACCACCGGAGAATAGGGATAATTGGTGGAATTTTTGGTATCCAGCATTGCGGGCTTCAACTCAGTATGTATGCCAGGATATTTGGGATACTGCAGAGCATGATATAGAGATTATTTATTCTGAATACGTCGCTGATATCATTGTTGATTTGTTTGCACATAGATTTCCTGATAGCGAAACTCATTTAAGCAGGCTCTGTACTGAGATAGCCAATTCTCGAGTACGTATAAGGCATGAGGGTGGTAGGTATATAACGGGTGAGAGGTGGTCTCCCGAAGATTGGAGGGAAGGCGAAGAGGAACCAGAATCAGAACCCGAGTCGGATGAAGAAGCAGATTCATTTATTGATGATGTAAGAGAGGCTATTACGCGTGGTGCTGAGCATGCGTGGGATTGGATACGTACACAAGGTGAAAGGATAGGGAATTGGTCCCGTAGCACATATGATACAGTAAGGCGGCGGCTTCGTAACATACGTGAAGGATTAGATGATACGTGGGAGCGCATGACGACATTACCTCATAACTGGCGTGATGCATTGGATAGTGTTGATGAGTTTTTAGATAGTATGTACGATCGTATATCTAGTTGGCATATTGATTGGGGTTCACTTGGTGAATCATTAGATGAAACTAGGGAATTTACATTAAGAGCGTTAGGTCATTATCATCTCAGTTTTATGCGACGGCCTCATGATTTTATAAATGAGGTATGGGAAGAATATCGTTCATGGGCGCAGGCTAACGGATTGTCGCTGGATGTAAGTCATACTAATATACGAAGGTTTCTTGCTTATAAGTGGGGGCTTAAATTTGATCCTAATGATGTGAAGGTAGATGAAGGACGGTTAGTAACAGTTACTATAGGGCGTCGTAAACCAGAAAAGTTTATTAGCATCAGTTTCGGATTTTCAGATGCGTGGAATGTTATCAAGGAAGACGTAAAGGCCATATGGGATGAATTTGCTGAACGATATGATGTGATAAAAAGTTTCGATTGGAAGCGTTATTTTATGGAGCAGTTACAGGATATTGTTGATAAATTTGTTGATATAATCAAAGTTGACCCTATTTATTTAGCTTGTTGTCTTCTGGATACAGGGTTAACATTAGAAAAATATTTGGATCCTGCACTGTTAGCCGCTATTGGCCGTATTCTCCAGATTTTAACGTATAGTCCATATATAGGTTTGTCTTTTGGTTTTGATCTTATGAAAACGATTAACGAATCGTTAAGTTTTATGATTCGTACAGGATGGGTAATATTTTTGAAATATATGGTGTTTAATGCTGTGTCGGCGGTATGGTATAAGATTGATAAATTTTTATATGAATTGGGGATGTGTATTGTTGATCCTACCCGTTCGAAAACTAAATGGTGTAAAGAATGGATGGCATTTTTAAGATGTGTGCCTTTAATGGATTTTCTGTATTATTTATACAATAAGTTAACAGGCATCAAGGATAGTATTTTGTCATTTTATTTCCAGTTGCTTGATGATTTAAGGTTCCGTGAATGGCGGCTTCTTGAAGACATACGTGTCATTTTTGCCAACGCTATCAATATAAATATTATTAATAGGTGGCGTGGGTTCTTCAATAAACTGTTGGCAATTGTTGATGCACTTGCTTTGTGTATATCGTCGGCTGATGTGCAGGATTATAGAGGGAGGTTTAGAGGATATAGAATGCCTATTGTACCAACACCCGGCGGTGAGCCTAGTGATGAAGAACATATTAGTACCTCTGGACATGTACCAGGTCCAGGTGAATCGACGAGCACAGCACGTGAGTTTTACCGCAGGGCTGTAGGCGGTATAGATACCGAAGGTGCTATAGAGGCGGGCGCTTCCATACATGACGTTATTGCTACAGTTGTGCCAAATGAACTATATAGAAGACTTGTGGAATGGTATAATTTTGTGCAAGAACACGTTCATACAGAAAGTAAGGATGAATGTGATCGCCGGTTGATAACCGGCTTGTTTAAGCTAATGGAGGACTTATATGAATAGATTGCTTAAGCAGTTATTGCAGCGTCTTGCAGGCAGGGACTTGAATGCGGAGGCGCTATCTAGTATTACTGCTGAGCTGCCTCGTGCGACAGTACATACGGTTAAGTATATGGATCCGAACAGAAGTATTATTTATGATGAACCGCCGCGGCCTCGCAACGCTGTTATGATTCATCCACATTTTGATATGCACCAGTTAGCACAAATCTATGATTCTGTAGCGGGCGACCGGCCTATAATAGTTAAATTCAGAGATGATATAACTGTAACAACACATGCTTTTTTATTTTCATGGATGGGTAGTCTGTTTGGTATAAGGGATGAACATCCATATGAGGTTGTTTACCCTGATGATCTAGAAACGATCGTACCTATATCAAGCGATGGGTTTGTGTTTACAGGGACCTTTAGACCTGTAAAAAAGCTTATCCGTCATGCTGTTAATAAGGATTTGGTTATGTTCCGTAGTACATTAGGTGAAACGGTGGTAACAAAAGATCATTCTTTAGTATTTATAGATGGTAGTACTGGTACTGTGGATGATGTTGAAAAGAAGGTGCCTGGTATTGTTGCATATGTAAAAGACGTATCATTTTCTAAGGCAATAACGTACAAGCATTCGACGAGCACATTTTTAGGATTTGCACGCAATAGAGTTGTTGTACATGCACCATCTCTGGCTGAATTTGTGAAGTTTATGATTGTATTATTTGAGCATGGTGATTATGGTGTTTTTCATGACCAGCTGGGGTGGCGGCTTCCTGTCTGCCCATTTTTAATAAGGTTAATTGATGATAATAATTATCAGGTTACATATGATGATGAATATGTCTTTGTGCCAAATGATAGTGCATTAGGAGAGGTTCTTTCCTATTTGTTGCCATTTGGGTTAGATGCATTGCCAAGATGGTTCTTTGATGAAAAGTTTATTAATATTGCTATATCAATCTTTTATAATGAATGGGAGGGGTATTTAAGGAGTCGTACACCATTAATTGCATCATATATATCATTTTTATTAAGGTATAAAGGTGTACAATTTGCGTTAAACTATGATGAGAACGGTTATAAATTCATGGATATACGCAATTTTGAGATTCCTATTATTTATTCGGATATACAGGTGTTGCCATATATGAGTGATGATCCATATGTTTATGATGTATCCGTTGAGGGTGAGGTTTTTGTAGATCCTGTTGGATTTTTGACATTACATAATACAGAGGCTATTGTCCGCCGCGGGATTGAGGAGTATGTTATTCGTATCCCATGGCATGAGGTTGAGGTTATTAGTGATAGCATAAAAGCTAAAAATCATTTATTGCGGCGGCTTCAAATTATGAGGCGCCGCTTCGACTGTGACCTATTAGGTGAATTTTCGCAGTCATTTATAAGACAGTTATTGTTATTTGGTAATGTTTTTATCAGGATTGTATATTCACGTGAAACCTATGAAGGCCGCAAGCTGCCACTCTATCCTGAATTGCTCTATCCTCCTGATGTAGCTATAATGTATGATATAAAGAGAGATAAAATTATTGGGTATACATATGATCGTTACGTATTTAAACCTGAACGCATTATTCATGTGACCTTAGCAAAGTTTCCTGGGTATTTTTATGGAAATTCTATCCTATCTGCGACTGTGGAGGATGTTAAGGTTCTCAGGTTATTGGAACAGCAAGCAGAGATTATGTCTGTTTTGTATTCGTCACCACAGATATTTTTGAAGGTTGGTACCCCGACGATACCAGCCGGGCGGCCTCCTAATGATCTTTTAGATAGACCGATGATGATTGATGCATTAACAGAGGAAGATTTAGCACGTGAGGGGCGCCGGCTTGAGGGTTCGGAGCCTCATTCACTAAAAATTATTCCATATTATGATGAGCCTGTAGCTATATCACCAGAGGCACCGATTGATTTGGAGCCGTTCTTGAAGCATTTTAAGAATCGTGTTTATCAAGCGCTTGGGATTGATCCTGTTATATTAGGTGACCCCCAAGGGTCAAATAGAGATACGTCTGTTATTGGTGAATCAGCGACGAATAAACGCATTGAATATATAGCACGTCTTTGGCAGAGACACATTAATTTCATTATAAATGATATATTTATGAGTGAGGTACCTTATACAGAGCCCGTTTATGTACATTTACCAAAAATTGATACAACGGATTACATGGCACGTATAAGATTAGGGTTGAACTTGTATCAAAATGGTATAATTACCAATGACGAAATGCGTCGTTTGTATCTTGGTTATGATCCGTTGAGTGATGATGAGCTTGCGAGAACCATTTTTGGTTTAACGGGGCGCTTAGTAATTAACACAAATGAAATTGAGTCTCAGTTAAGCCCCGAGAATCAATATGGGAGGCAGATGGCGCCTCCTAAGGTGAAGAGGAGGTGATATGGCTATAAAATATAGGGATGAAGATGGTAATCTTATTATAGAAGGTGTTGAAATATCACATCCCAATGTTGTTAATGATAATTTTAGGTTCTATGTTAATGCAGCTGAAAAAATAGACACACTTCTAGAGCCGGCTCCTGTGCCAGTGCTTTTATATCATCAGGATCATGTGGATCCGATAGGAGAGGTGAAGGATGCTAAGTTTACTGATTCAGAGTATGTTGAGGGTGCAAAAGCTATTAGTGCTACGCTTGTAATAAAGGATGAGGAGGCGGCTAAAAAGTTTGAAAAAGGTTTATATAAGAGGTTTTCTATTGGGACGAAACCGAAGAAGGTTATCTGCAGCATATGTGGCAAGGAACGTTATGAATGTGAACATATAGTAGGCAAAATTTATGATGGCAAGCTTTGTTATGATAAGGTTTTCATTGATAGATTTCTGGAGGTATCTGTTGTTAATATTGCAGCTGATAAATTTGCTGTGTTACATGAGAAGGATGATTTGAAAGATGCTCTTTTTGACGAAATAAATTTAGAATTAGACACGGAGGAAGATATGGCAGATAAGGACAAAACGATTGATACAGATTTCGTTGAATATGCTGAGAATATTTTAGGGGAGGATCTTAGTGAGGAGGAATTGAATGACCTTGAAGCGGTTATAGCGGGGCTTGATGAATGTGATGAGTGTGGTGATGAAGATGTTGAGGATAGCGAGACAGAGGATAAGAAGCTTCCTCCTGCAGGATCAAAAGCACGTAAGAAAATGAAGACCACATTCTGCGGCCCTAATAAAACATTTCCTGTCCCTGATTGTAAGCATGGTGCTGTTGCATTGGCGATGCTTAATTGGCCGCGT